TCAAGTATTCCCCAGCTCTCTTGAAAATCTTTGATGAAATCCTCGTCAATGCGATCGACCGCAACTCCCTCCACCCCAAGGGTGTAACCTCCATCTCCGTCTCTATCGACAAGGACCAAGGCTCTGTTACGATCGAGAACAACGGACCCCTTGGTGGTATCGGTGTCCGAATGCATGAGAAGGAGGGTCTATGGAACCCTGAACTCACCTTCGGTCACCTCCTCACGAGCACCAACTACGATGACAACCAAAAGCGTGTCGTTGGTGGTCGCAACGGCTATGGTGCCAAGTTGACTAACATTTACTCATCGGATTTCTCTGTGATCATCAAGGACCATGAAGTGAAGCAGACCTATACACAGGGGTGGTCCAACAACATGACAACCTGTCACCAACCCAAGATTAAGAAGCACGCGGGTGCCACGTCATCAGTTTCCGTGACTTTCACCCCTGACTGGAAGAGATTTGGGATGTCCAAGATGGACGAGTCAATTTACCAGATTTTCCAAAAGAGGGTTTGGGATGCAAACATCTGTACGACCCCCAACTGTAAGGTGAAGTTCAATGGAGATGTTCTCCCAAAGACGTCCTTTGAAGCCTACGCAAAGATGCACGAGGGTGTTGAGAATGTGTGCTCCGTCGTATCTGACAGGTGGTCTGTATGTATCGGTCCAGCTGAGAATGGTATGGAACAGGTGTCCTTCGTAAATGGTATCTGCACGACTAAGGGTGGGAACCATGTGGATCACGTGGCATCCCTAGTGGCCAATGGAATCATCGAGGACATGGCGAAGAAGATCAAACTGAAGCCCCAACAGGTTAAGAACACGTTCAACATCTTCGTCAAGGCGACCCTCGAGAACCCAACATTCTCGAGCCAGGTCAAGTCTGAATGCACCTCAAAGTCCCAAGACTTTGGCTCAAAGTTTGATCCCCCGAAGAACTTCATCAAGAATGCCCTAAAGACTGGGATTCAAGATGAACTTCTGGCACTCTCGAAGTTTAAGGAGATGAAGGAACTCAAAAAGTCTGACGGTGCCCGGAAGTCTAAGATTACAGGGATCCCCAAGTTGGACGACGCGAACAAGGCTGGCACCGCACAGTCTGGGAAATGTACACTCATTGTGACAGAGGGTGATTCAGCGAAGACCTTGGCGGTCGCGGGTCTCTCTGTGGTTGGAAGGGACCACTACGGGGTCTTCCCCCTCCGTGGGAAGTGTAAGAATGTGAGGGATGTCTCAGTGGCTCAACTCTCATCGAACCAGGAGTTCAACGATCTCAAGAAGATTTTGGGTCTCCAACAGGGTAAGGACTACAAAGATGTGTCCGAACTCCGCTACGGGAGGCTCATGATCATGACTGATGCAGATAACGATGGGTCCCACATCAAGGGTCTCATCCTAAACATGATCCACTACTTCTGGCCAAGTCTCCTCAAATTGGGGTTTGTCGTCTCTATGGTGACCCCAATCATCAAGGCAACCAAGGGTTCAGAGACTATGTCTTTTTACACTGATTCAGCTTTCCGAAACTGGTATGGTTCTGGGAAGGCTGGGTGGAAAATCAAGTACTACAAGGGTTTGGGTACCTCAACATCTGTGGAAGCGAGGGAATACTTCAAGAATATTCAGGATCTCACAGTCAAGTTTGACATGGATGTCATGACGGATACGTCGATCGTTCTTGCGTTTGACAAGAAGATGGCTGATTCACGGAAGACCTGGCTCCTAGACAGCACAGCCAAGGAGGCTTCGGAACTTGAGGTTCCCTATGGAAATGTGAAGCAACTTGACATCACAGACTTTGTTCACAAGGATCTGGTGAACTTCAGTCTCGCAGACCTAAAGCGATCAATCGCCCACGTGGCTGATGGTCTCAAACCCTCTCAGCGGAAGGTAATGTATTCCTGTTTCCAGAAGAACCTCAAGGATGAGATGAAAGTGGCACAGTTGGCAGCCTATGTGGCTGAAAAGAGTGCCTACCACCACGGTGAAGTTTCCCTCGCAGATACAATCGTCAAGTTGGCGAACGACTACACTGGATCCAACAACATCAACCTCCTCGAACCATGTGGTCAGTTCGGAACCAGGTTGATGGGTGGGAAGGATGCATCCCAGACGAGGTACATCTTCACCAAGTTGACCAAGGAGGCCCGGAAACTCTTCGATCCGAAGGATGATGCAGTTCTCAACTACCTCGACGATGATGGACGCCCCATCGAACCAGACTTTTACATGCCCACCTTACCTATGGTTCTGGTGAATGGAACGGAGGGTATCGGTACGGGTTTCAGTTGCTACGTACCTCCATTCAACCCCGAAGATATCAAGGAGAACATCAAGAGAACTTTGGAAGGTGAAAACCTTATCGAGATGAAACCATGGTTTAGGGGTTTCAAGGGACGGGTCTACAAGGATGACACCGGTCTATGGATCACAGAGGGTATTTACAGGGACACTGGTTCCAGGCTCAAAGTCACCGAGCTTCCACCCGGGAGGTGGACCCAGGACTACAAGGAGTACCTAGACACACTTGTGGAAAAGAAGATGATCAACAGCTACACGAACAACAGTACCACGGAGGATGTGGATTTCGAAATCTTCGGCTACACCGGGAAGGACTTGGTTAAGGACCTCAAGATGAAGAAGACATTCCACACATCGAACATGCACCTCTTCCACCCAACTAGGGGTATCCACAAGTATGCGAATGCTGAAGAAATTCTCAGAGACTTTGTGGAACTCCGTTTGGAACACTACAAGAAGCGAAAGGCACACCTTGTAGATGTGTTACAGAAGAGGGCTGTGATGTGTGGTCACCGCGCCAAGTTTGTCTCTATGGTCATAGAGGGGGACCTCGTGGTGTTCAAGAAAAAGAAGAAGGACTTGGAGGCTGAGATGTCCCAGACATTCCCAAAAATTGAGGGAAACTACGACTACCTCCTCAACATCAAGACGGTGCAGTATACCGAGGAGTCTGTGGCTTCCCTCCTCAAGGAGTCTAAAGAAGCGAACGAAGAATTGGAACGTATAATGAAAACCAGTCACCTCACAATGTGGAAAATGGATATTAAAAATATATAAACAATAGTAAGTATGGGTGAAGCTGCTAAGATTTCCCTCAATGCTATTGGAAAACAGGACACTCACCTGCTTTCCAACGATCCAGACGAGTCTTTCTTTAATTACAAAGCCCCACAAAGACATTCGGAATTTAGAAAGTATCACAGAAATCGCAATGTTATAAATCCTGGTCAAGTCCCGAAGTGGCCATTTGCTCAAAGTTTAAAAGTTCAATTTAATCCCACCAACATGGGAGACCTTTTGAGTAACATGTGGTTGCGTATAAATATGCCTGGTTTAACAAATGGCAATTACGCTGATCAACTCGGTCGTCACATTCTCAAGAGTGTCACAATGTTTGTAGATGACCTGGAAGTTGAGACAATTCATGACGACTGGGGGGTTATATATGATGAATTATACTTGGAGATGTCTGAAAAGGTAGCAAATAGATTTCTTGTAAATAGAAGTATCGGATATGATGATTCCACCCAAAGTAGCAGTATATCCCAATATAAATCTGAGTTGGTTATACCTCTACACTTTTTCTTTTCGAGAAAGTATGCGAGTGATGAACACTCTTCGAATAAACCAAATCGTCCCTACTTCCCTTTGTGTGCCGTATATCGGCAAAAAATTGAATTTGAATTTGTGTTCCACCGACAAGAATTTTTTACTGAAACGACCGACAATCTTCAGTTACCATCATTCAATTTAATAACCGAAGAAATCACGGTAAGTCCAGAAGAACGAAAGTATCTAGCCAGTGAAAGGCAGACGTTGATTACAGATTTGGTAAGAAAACACCCGACAGTGGTGAGTGATTTTAATTCGGATACTATCAATAATAATCTCGTTCCCAATATTCCTGTAAAATGTATTCATTGGTTTTTGAGGAATACGGATTTCGAAGATGATAGTCAACCGAAGGGTGTTGAAACAAACAGTGAAACATATTACTCGCAAAACCGTTTTAATTTCTCATCCAATGTCAATTTTGATGAGACTCAGACATTCTTCTACCCCATTCTAGAAAGTGCAAACTTTTTCATCAATGGAAGTAAGCTACCAAATATCACGAAAACGAATCACAATTATTTCAAGTACCTCATCCCGTACAAACATAGACTGGCAAGACCTTACAGAAATATTTACACCTACAGTTTCTCGATGAATCCGATAAATGTGGAACCATCGGGGAACTTGGACTTTAGTCAAATACAATCGGATAAGACATCCATAGAAGTCAAACTTGACACCTCTTCGGGGTCTCTGGTAGACGTAGCTACAAAAACATACGCGCTACACATGTACTATACCGGATATCAAACATTTGTATTTGAAAACGGTTTTATGTCGATTGCTTATTAAATAGGGATATACGATGATCACTGATGTAGTCTATGATGTTATTCTTGATACACCATTTGATGAAATTCAACTGCGCCAACGTTGTCTGAATTTCATGAGATGTCCCTGGTATGATGTACCCAAACTTTTGAGATCTACAAAATGGATCAAATAGTTTCTTACTGTACCCATCTAAGCTAGATTTGTATGCACAGTGTACCGTGAAAAATTTACCATCCTTGGTGGTGTAGGATATGTTGTTTTTTTTCGAATAGTTTGTAATAAACCATTCTAGATTTCTTAAAGATATACCCGTCGTTTTATCAAGTATGTTTAATAGTTTAGTTTTATTCTTTTCGTCGTTGTAAAAATTGTTTATTGAAGATAGCAGAATATCGGATTTACTCATTACATAACATGGAATCCAAATCTATAAGCCCCTTAGATTTTACACACTCTGGACATTCTTTTGAGAACATTATTTCAGGTCCGTGTGTATGCTTATTTGTACTTGGTAAGCTTCTCTGTTGTATTCTCCTACCCTGATGCTCGTGATGTTTACAGTACCCATTATATTGACCTTGACCGTTGAATGTACATCGTTGTCCATTAGACTTGACACCCTTACACGTCGTGATGGAAAATGATTGTGGTGCGTCCCTCAAAAGAATTTCCATGGGGATGGCATGTTTTTTTGAAATGATCGTGAAAGTTTCATTTATAGCTAGATTCACACGCTCCTGAATTTCAGCTTCAACAAATGTATTGAGACGTTCCTGCCAACTCATCCTTTGTAATAGAATGCTCGAATTTTTTAAATAGGTCATCAACACTTTCATCCTTCTTTAACCTGAACCCTCGGATTCTATCTCGAAGTTCCGATGCTTTACCCGTGTCGTCTACACCAATACGTCTACACTCCTCCATAAGTTGGTCTTTTTTCATGGTACTGATTGCGGGTTCTCTCTTTTTCTTGGGTGGCTTGTGTTGATCAATTATTTCACCAAATATCTCCCTCTTTGCATTATCAAATAGGGGTTCGAGTAAATCACATACGGGGTTTAGAAACTTATTCTCAAAGTAATAGTGATAATCTACCGGAATGTCATTCTCCTCTACAAATTTGGGATCCTCCGACTTCTCAAATGCCTTAGCCTTCGGGTCTCCAGTCTTAGTAAGTAAGTAGGGAACCCGATCACCAGACTGGGGCTCCGACCCGGGCTTTCTCTCCCGCATTTTCACGACAACCTGAACATGTGCTTGGTTTATATTTACACTGTCCGAACTATTTATCGAAACCGAATTTCCATTGACTTTGTAAGAGTCTGATAGACTCTGACTTAGCACAAGCTTGTCATTTGGAACGTCACCTGAGAGTAGTTCAATAGCCCTTTCCTTGGCCAACTCGGTCGGTGGACCAGGGTCACTCGATGTGAGAACAACATCCAACAACTCCTTACACACCTCCCTCACGTGAGGTGTATTGTCCCTACGAACAACTTGGAGACCCTTGATGTCTATATAGTCCATGTGCATTTGATCATCCTTACCCTTCGTCCACAACTTGGCAGCGTATCTCTTTTTAGAGTATAGAAAGTACGGCCAATATACCTTCTCCAACTCCAAATTGTTTGGCTTCTTGAACAGGGCACTACATTCTTCCGCAGCACGTTCCCCAATTTCCCAACTGTATTTAACAGCCTCCTCCCCTTTCCGATCACCCACGTCAAACTCAACCATGACTGAATCAGTGTCACCGT